TCTAACGACAGGCGTTTTCTTTGAAAATGAATCATATGAGACAAAATGATATCCAGATCTCGTTTCATAGAAACAATATCCTGCACTAGCTGCTCTACCACTACCCCTTTTAGCTGGTATTGCTCTAGATCCCAACCATCGAATTATAGTAAATGGATTCCAATATGGAGATACAAATGAGAATTTGTTCAATGTTGGTTCAAAATCTTCGCATCTTGCCTTATCAACACCTAAAAGATCTTGTAATATTTCTTTCTTTACAAGATAATGAATTTTACGTCCATGACCTTTACCAAATCTCTTTGATACTTTATTAGCAGCGTTATTTAAGAAATCAGTCTTACATAATCTTATGACAGCTGATGATTTACCACCTGTATTTTTTCTATCAACTATATCATATATTACAAACTCTCCACCAATCTCAGTTTCTTGCTTACTATCCTCAGCAACAAACAAAACGTTCTCCATACCTTGTAAATCAGACAGAAAACCAGTAGCACTATCAGTAACCTGTATATCCATTAAGATAGTAGCAGATTGTATGTCCTCAATATATGAGACATATAGCACCTGATTTATACCGATAGGAGGAAAGTCCGCAATGATAAATCCAAGTATATTAAAATTACCTTTATTGTTAACTGACATTAGAATTGCGAAGTGGAGTTATAGAGGTCAAGATATGGAGAATCATCAATGTTTGGTATAGCAAGTTCACTACCTTCTTGATCCATTTTAGGTGGTGCACTTGTTGCTGCCATTGCAGACTCAGTTCCTTTTGCAAGAGCGACCTTTTTCTCAGTCTTCTCATCCTGCATTTGTCTGTTCTCAGCAATAGTTGCTTCAGTCAACTCAGTTAAGTTAGTCTCCTTTCTATCTGGTGCAAATAAGTTCTTAACACCTTTGAACATTGATCTACTTGCATTGAATGCCATGCCCATAGGTGTCAGACCAAATGCTTTGCCAGCTAAACCTTTCAAACCTTTACCTAAACCAGATCCTGCTGCTTTACCCGCTAATCCTTTTGCACCTTGGAATAATTTCTTACCCGCCATGAATCCGAGACCCATAGGTGTCATCATAAGTGCTTTCTTGGCGAGACTCATGCCACTTCTCTTCTTAATAGGTTGCATGGATCTACCTTTCTTTCCATCTCCAAGTCCTATGCCATCAGCAGTTCCTGTATATGGTGCACGTCTACCACTGCCAGGTCGAGGATCACCAACTGCAGGAGGTAACTGAGGAGCACCACTAGGAGCACCTTCTGCCTCTCCTTCTTTACCGCCACCAAATATCTTACTACCAATACCCATTAATATTTTTTGCCATCTTGGTATCTTGTTATCTCCTTCTTCCTCATCAGAGTCATTATCTTCTTCATCATTTGCCACCTCAGCACTAGCAGCACCTAACTTAAATGCGTTGGTAATTGTTGCTATGTTTCTGTTTAATACTTTTGATGCTTCTTTACTTGGTGCAGGAATTTTCTCTAACAAGTCAATCAATGCAACAGCAGCAGATTTAGCGGGCAATGCCATTGCGTCACTAAATGCTTTCTTCATCTTAGGATCTATTTCAAAATCCTCATCTAATTTTTTCTCTATACTCTCCTCTGTAGACTCAGCATCCATTCCTGCGTCTTCTAGAGGTGTAATCTTATCAGTTACATTTTGATCTGGTGCTTGGAATCTCTCAGGCACAGGTTTACCTTGTGCTTCAAAGAACGCTCTTGCTCTTTCATTCTTATCATATATTGTAGATCCATCAGCTCTCTTGCCTTGTGCAGCAATAGGATCTGGAATCAATGGATCTATCGGTTGGTTTGGTCTCTGTGGTGGTTTTACATTTTCACTACCTGACGTTGATGACGGTGCATCCTCAGATTTACCCTTTGCTTTTCCTTTTTTCTTTTTCTTACCTAGTGCCTGTGCCTGTTTTGCTTTATCTTTTAGGAAGTTGCTTATACCCTTACCTACGTTTCTTATACCTTTACCCGCTGCCTTACCTGTTGCACTTGCAGCACCTTTGATTCCTTTTCCAGTTGCATCTGCAGCTGACTTTAAACCTTTACCCGCTGCATCTGCAGCACTTTTACCTACTGACTGTAAACCCTTACCTGCTTTATCGGCAAGTAACGATGCGTTCTTGCCTATGGACTTGCCTACAGAACTGCCTACCTTTCCTGCTGCTCTGCCTATACCCTTAGCAATTTTCTTAGCACCATCTGCTAAGTCACCAATATCTACACCTGGCTCTACTTCGGCTGACTCTATCTGATCAACTCTATCCTCAAGCAATCCAACTCTCTGCACCACACGACGTTGTGACTGCAGAGATCGCTGCATCATCTCATGTGATACACCTTTGTCTTGTTTGTTGGAGTCGCCAGGTAATTTCATTTAACTTGTTAACACTCCCTTACCCATTGGATCTATAATAGTTTTCTTGCGAGTGTTCTTAAACCTCGCTCTTGACCCTGTAAAACTACTAGGTCTATCAACGTAGACAATTCTAGGTTCTGTTACAGGAATAACTAATGGTTCTCCAGTAGTAGGATCTTTAGTGCCCTGTGTCACTGGTTCATTATTTAGTGTATTAGCTGCAGCAGATCCAGTTCCCCCATTACTAGGAGAGCTAGTGCTTGGCATAGTTGTTTGACCACTGGACTTTTTACCAACAGGATCCATATCTTTTGAGTTAGGCATCCAGTCAGTATTGCCAGGTTGCAACCACTTGTTGTTAGGTTCGTTGTTCCAGAAATCAAAGTGAACTGGATCTGCTTCACCCTGCCACTTAAATCCAAACTTACTACCATTATTTCTCATCCACTCGTTTGCTTTTGAGTAGTAGTCAATATCAACCGCCCAACCTTGTCCATGTGGTGACTGACCAACTGCAGCAGGAGTCATAACATTTCTATCTCCCGCTGCTGCAGCATCTAGCAATGCTTGCTGCTGTTCTGGACTTCTGAATGATGATGTAACTGAACTTGGTAGATCAACACCATCTTTTGCTGCAGCGTTTACTGCTCTCTTCCATGCTTTCATGGTAGATGGGTTCAATACAATAGGTCTACCATACAAATCCTTCATAGGATCAGGTGCTTGCAACCCTGCTTGTTGCTCTTCTGCTTGTTTTTGACCTGGCAATACGCCCATATCTTTAGCAGCAAGTGTAGCATCTAAACCTACTGATATAGCAGTTCCAACGCCAGGTATGGTTCCTGCAATACCAGATGCTGCCTCAAGCAATGCACCTTTCATATCACCCGCCATCAAGCGTTGTCCTGCAAATAATAATCCTGCACCCAGACCCACAAACGGAATCTTCTTCAATAATCCTTTACCCAATGCTTTTGCTCCTACTTTTGCTATTGCCTTGCCACCAACTTTAGCAGCAACTTTCTTTGCACCTTTCTTCAGTAATGCCTTTCCTGCTTTACTAGCACCTTTCACTAATTTACCGCCCGACTTAGCGACTTTAGATATACCTTTTGTTGCCTTTTTACCACCCGCTACAATATTTCTTATCTTTCTCCCAACTTTAAACTTCTTTAAACTCTTTAGTCTTTTACCTAACTTCATCTTGCGGAGGTTATTGAATCCCCTTACCAAACCTGAGAGAGGATTTCCTCCTCCACCGCCACCTTTTTTACTGTCTTCACCTTTGCCAGTTATTATAGCAGTAGCAGTAGAAGCAGCACCCATGCCACCCCACCATGCTAACTTCTTCTTTAAACCAATAACTTGTTTTGGTTTAGGTGTCTCAGCAATACCAAATACAGAAGCAATTTTATTTACTTCTGACATTACACCACCCTTAGCAGGGGATGCGGGTAAGGTCTTTAAGAAACCAAGAGAAGAACTGATGAGTAACGCTGCACCCTCTTTGTATATTGCTTCTACTGATTTCTTATATTTGTCAATGGGAATGACTGCTTCAGGACCTGCTTCTCCTACTCTCGCAACTGTGTCGCGTCTTACTATTGCTCCTTCTGCTAGTTCAACTTCAACATTATAGGGTAAGTTTTTCTGTTGTGCAACCCTTGGCACTGCCTGTTCTATAGTTTCTTTACCTTCTTTCTTTGGTTCTTCTTCTTTATCTTCTTTCTTATCAGCTGGTTCGTATGTCTGTAGATCACTTGCATACTGTGTATTAACATCATCTACAGGAACAGGTACAATTGCAGGTACAAGATTATCGCTAGGTTTTACGACAGCACCAGCTACCCCTGCAAATAAACTTTGCATGGAGTTCTTTAAAAGATTGCCGATTGCTCCTGTTTCCATTAGGATCTACGTTCCTGTTCGATTCGTTCTCTTTCCTTTTGTAGGTGTTGTGCAAGCATATTCACATACACTTCACGTTCCCAAGGCATCATGTTTTCGATGTCTG